GAGATTGGTTAGCCGCTAATCCTACAGTTCAAGGAACAGAATCTAACCCAACTTTAACTGCGGCTCAAACTATCACAATTAACCTTAGTGGTTCATTGTCAAAGACTGTTGCAGTTTCAGCATCACCTAATAATAACGTTGCAACATTGGCAGCATCTATTAACGCATTGGGTTTAACTTATCTATCAGCCGCAGTAGTTGGTGGTAAGTTAGAACTCTATTCAGCACAAACTGGTGGTACACAATTAGGCGCCCCATACAATTTAGGAATTACCGGTTCAGGTACATTGCTTGCTGATTTGGGAATTACTGCTGGTACATATTATCAGCCATCATTTGTCTATGCAACTTCATCAGGGCAGCCAACATGGCAGGCTGGTCAAACTTATCCTCGTCCAAGTGGTTCAGTATGGATTAAAGTTGGTTTAGCCGGTAATGGTTTAAATCCAGTTGTTTCTGTATGGGATAATTTAAACGCAGTTTGGATTCCAAAGACATTAAGTTTTGCAACTACAGATGCAGCCGCAACAGCCGCACTTGATTCAACTGGTGGTAAAGCGATTCCCGCAGGAACTATTTACGCTCAGTATGCATCAAATGGTCTAAATCGCGGTCCAGTATATTATTGGGAACGTATTGCAACAGGTGCAACTATTGTCACTGGTACAAACACTGCACCTGCATTCAACGCTGGTCCTTATACATTCAATGTACAAGTATCATTGCCAGGAAGTTCAACATACAGTACACCTTATACTGTATCTCTTGCTGATAATAGCGATGCAACAGATTTCGTAACTGCATGGTCAGGTGCTGGTATTCCTTATACAACTGCAACAGTTGCATCAACCGGTGCTCTTGTTTTAACTCACACAGCCGGCGGTGTAATCATCGTTGACGATTTTGATGGTACTACAGGTCTTTCTAGCGGTTTAATGGCTGAAGCAGGATTTGTGATTGGTTCAACATCCGGTACTAAAGAAGGTCCATTCACTAGTGAGAATTCTTTCACAGTTACACAATCTAGTACAACAGGAGTTGGAATTGATTTAGAAGTTCTTATTACAAACGTTTCTCAGAACTATAGTATCTCAACTGCAACATTCGTAGATGCTGGATCAGGCTACGTAGTCGGTGACGAAATCACATTTGACGGTGCTGATTTGGGCGGCGTTAGTGGTACTAACGATTTAGTAGCAATTGTTGGTTCTGTTAGTGCTGGTGCTGTCACATCATTGACATTCGTTTCAGGTACAGGCGCTCCAAACTATACTGCACAGTTATCAAACTGGGTAGAGTTTGAAATGACTGCTAACGAAGGTGCAATCGTAGCATCTCCTGCTGATGGTACTAACTGGTTCTATTCAGTAGTTGATGAAGTTGATATCATGGTTAAGGCATCAACTGGTTGGGTTGGTTATAAGAATATTAACTATGACTCAAATGGTTTCCCAAGCCCAACTGGAACTAACGCAACTGATCCTAATGGTCCACTAGTAAGCGCAAGCGAGCCAACACTACAATCAGATGGTACAGCACTTGTATATGGTGATATTTGGATCGATACAAGCGATCTTGAAAATTATCCATTAATCAATCGTTGGCAGTTAGTTAACGGTGTTGCTCAGTGGGTTCGTATTGATAATTCAAACGGAACTGACGCAAACGGTATCATCTTCCAAGATGCACGTTGGGCACCAAACGGCACAACTAATCCAGCAGATGATCCGATTCCAACAATCCAGTCATTGTTAACTAGTAACTATCTTGATTTAGATGCACCAAGTGCTTCTCTATACCCAACTGGTATGTTGTTGTTTAACACACGCCGTTCAGGTTATAACGTTAAGCAGTACATTGTAAACTATTTCAATAGCAATAGTTTCCCAGACGAAACTCTTCCTAATCAGAAGGATGCATGGGTATCTAAGTCAGGTCTACAGTCAAATGGTGCACCTTACATGGGCCGCAAAGCACAACGTGCTATGGTTGTTCAAGCATTGCGTGTAGCAATTGATACAAACACATCAATTCGTGACGAAGACAATGCGTTTAACATGATGGCTACGCCAAACTATCCAGAACTACAACCTAACATGATTGTATTGAATGCGGATCGTGGTGAAACAGGATTCATCATTGGTGATACACCAATGAGACTTCCAGATGATGCTACTGCAATTCAAGCATGGGCAACTAATGCCGCAGGAGCAACATCAACAGGTGAAGATGGTCTAGTATCACGTAGTACTTACATGGGTCTATTCTATCCATCAGGTATCACATCTGACTTGAATGGTAACTTAGTTGCTGTTCCTGCATCACACATGATGATTCGTACATTCTTACGTAATGACACTGTTGCTTATCCTTGGTTAGCACCAGCTGGTACTCGTCGTGGTATTATTGACAACGCAACTAACATTGGTTATGTTGATCCAATAACAGGGGAATTCATTACTATTAAGACACGTATTGGTATCCGTGATGTATTGTATACAAATCAGATTAACCCAATGGTATTCTTCACAGGTAACGGATTACTTAACTACGGTAACAAGTCAAGTTTCAACTCACAGTCTGCACTTGATCGTATTAACGTAGCACGTTTGATTGCTTACATTCGTAGACAATTGACAATTGCCGCTAGACCATTCGTATTCGAACCTAACGATGCATATACAAGACAGCAGATTCAGGGTGTTGTACAAACACTTCTTGTTGATTTGGTAGCAAAGCGTGGTGTATATGACTATCTAGTAGTGTGTGATGAATCTAACAACACACCTGCAAGAATTGACAGAAATGAACTTTGGATTGACGTTGCAATCGAGCCTGTTAAGGCAGTCGAATTCATCTATATCCCAGTTCGTGTCTTCAACACTGGTGAATTATCATCGCTATAAAGAAATGAGATGGGTGCCTCTTAGTGAGGCACTCATTTCAAAAGATAAATATATCTAACAGGAGAATATAAAAATGGCAACAGCCTCACAATCATTGTTCAACATGACCGTAGCGTCTGATAATGCTGGTGGCAACCAAGGTCTTTTGATGCCCAAACTTCAATTCCGATTCAGAGTTAACTTTTTGAACTTTGGTGTTGATGCTACAGGTGGCCTACAGTTGACAAAACAAGTTATCGATTGCGCTAGACCGCAAGTACAGTTTGACGAAGTTACACTTAATGTGTACAACTCAACTATGTACGTTGCAGGTAAGCCAAAATGGCAACCACTTTCAGTCAACATTCGTGACGATGCTTCAGGCAGCGTTTCGAGAGCAGTTGGTCAGCAACTACAGAAGCAGTTCGATTTCGTTGAACAAGCATCTGCGGCAACTGGTCAAGACTATAAGTTCCAAACTAACATCGAAATTCTTGATGGTGGTAACGGTGCTCTTGCACCAACAGTACTTGAAACTTGGGAACTCTATGGTTGCTTCTTACAGCAAGCAAACTATCAGACACTCAACTATGGTACAAGTGATCAAGTAACAATCGCATTGACAATTCGTTATGACAACGCAATTCAGTCACCACTCGCTTCTGGCGTTGGTGCAAGTGTTGGTCGTGCGTTCAACGGTTCTACTGGTATCGCAACAGGTATCGGTGGACAGACTTAATTAAGGTCATAGGTTAATATGGCCGGGTTTGTACAAAACCTTCTAAAAGACGCTGCCGGAGCATTCTTCGGCAGCGACTACCTTAGAGATTATACTCACGCTTCTAAAACCTTTAGGACTAATTCTTATCAGAATGCTCCTAAATTCAAATTCCTTTTCCACGTTTACTTTGAAATCGATAGAGATGCATTTTTGGGTTTTAACGGCGGCAGAACCGGCACCAATGTAAGTTTTGATACTAATTTTGGTATTTTAGTTAAAGACGTAAAACTTCCGTCTTATAGTATGAATACTGTTCAACTTAATCAGTATAATCGTAAAAGAATTATTCAAACAAAGATTAAGTATGATCCAGTAGACATTACTTTCCATGATGACAATGGTGACACTGTTAATGGTCTTTGGGAAGCATACTATCAATATTACTATAAC